TGGCTAATATCTTAAAACAGACCGCTGCTCACGAATCTGCAGGTGGTAAGTACGATAGACAGCACGGAGGTGGACCAGCACAGGGTTATTGGCAGGTAGAACCTAATACAGCACGTGATTTGATTAAAAATTCTAGTGGGTACATCGGTGGCAAGGCTAAGAAGGTTTTATCTGATGCACTAGGCAAGCCTGTTGACTTAAAGAACTTGTCTGACAAAGATTTAGTTACTTTGCTTAGGACTCCTGTTGGAGGAGCTGTATTTGGTGGCTGGAAGTATCTAGCTGGTTCTAAGGCTGCTTCTATTAAAGCAGAAGCTGATGGTGACGAGTTTAATCCTCTAAACTTCTTGAGGTAAAGTAGGGGTAGGTGGCTTAAATAGGACGGATTAAAAAAGGACAAATAATGAATGTAAAGACTTTACACGCTTTAGCTAAAGCTGACAAAGATAGGTATAATAGGTTTGATAGGCGTAGATTTTTCGGAGAAGAGTTAGGCTTAGCTTCAAAATTCATTCCTGAGGATATAAGTAATGAAGATGTTACGGCTTGGAAGAAGGCTCAGGTATTTCCTGAATCTATTGTGAAGACTATTAATATATGGGGCAAGGGTCAAAAAAACCCTGATGAATTTTTAAATAATGTCCTAAAGAATAACAGCTATAAGGAAGATGAATGGAAATTTGAGTAGTGTATACTATCAATATACAGCATAGAACATTATCGTCTTAATAAGTGTATACGATTGATATAAAACATCGCGGCGATACTGAGCCTACGATTTATAAGGTATATAAGAAGGATGAAGCAGAAAAAGAAGGAATACTTTATAAGTATTGGAGAGATGCTGAGTCTGGGGATTGGTGCGTTTCTGACGACGATTACGTCTCACAGGTTATATCACGCAGGGATTATCAAGATAATGCTGGTAGAGAGAACATTTACCTTAGATTCCCTTGGGGTTATACTTTTTATTGCCCTAAATACAAGTCTAAACCTTTAAAGGTAGCAGGTAGAAAGACTAACGTAACCCAGACTGGTCAAACCTATATAAAGGTTCAGTCTAAGCAGAATAAGATGAAGTCATTAGCTATGATGTTCGCTATGAAGCCTGACTTTGATTTAGCAATTGAGTGGGTATTAGGCGATGTTAATGACTCAAAAAAGCGCAAATGGAAGCGCACTATGAGGACGGAGACCTTTAAAGGTATGGTTAGAGAAGAATTAGGAAAAAGACTTACGGACCACGGGTTAAACGAGGATTATACCCTAGAACTCTTAAAAGAGGCTATTGGACTGGCACAGTCTAAGAAAGACGTGACAAATCTTCTAAAAGCTGTAGAGAATTTGCAGGATATGCACGGTATGAAGGATAAACATCTTGTTAAGACTGTTGACAAGCTTGAGGGTACAGCTACTACTATTAGTTTAATAGATGAGCTGGTTAAGGAAGAAAAACATTTGATAGCACAGAGAACCACTATAGAAACTAAAGGAGATGAGTAGATATGCCTACAGGTAAAGGTTCATACGGTAAAAAAAGAGGAAGACCACCAGCACCTAAAAAGAAACCAGGAAAGAAAAAATAGATAGTACGTGGATTACGAGAAGAAATACGAACTTCAATCAGCTTTAAAGAAGATGCGCGGGAATATGGCACTATTTGGCAGATATTGTTTTCCTACTGCTCTACGTAAGGTTACACCCCCTTTCCACCACGAAGTATACTCATCTCTAGCTGACGACACAACAAAGAGAGTATTAGTTGCGGCTCCACGGGGAACTGCAAAAAGTACGGTTACAACACTGATATATCCCTTGTGGAAGTGCGCATTCAAGGCTAGTGACGAAGAAATCTTTATAGTTATTATATCAGAGTCACAGGCACAGTCGATTAACTTCTTATCAAGAATTAAGTATCACTTAACGCGCTCTAGTAAGTTTAGGGGCGTTTTTGGTGATTTAGGTCCAGAGACAGCTAAAAAGTGGACAGCTACAGATGTAGTCTTAGCTAACGGGTCGCGTATAATTGCTGTTGGTACAGGACAGAGAGTACGTGGTTTTATTGAAGGTGATACGCGGCCTACACATATTATTGTAGATGACTTTGAGTCAGAATTGAACGCATATACACCCGAAGCACGTGCTAAGAATCGTAAGTGGATGACAGAGGCGGTAATTCCCTCACTATCTGATGAAGGTAAAATCTGTATGATTGGTACAGTGATATCTGAAGATTGTTTCCTGTACTGGGCGAAAGAATCGCCTGCTTGGCACACGCTTTGGTATTCTATATGGAATGAAGAACAAGAAAGTATATGGCCTGAGAGGTTCCCCAAAAGCAGGATATTACAAATCAAAGAAGAGTATTCTTCTGTAGGGAACCTAAACGGCTTTTATCAAGAGTATATGAATATCGCGCAATCTCCTGATAATGCTCCCTTTAAGCCTGAATGGATAAAATTGCACCACTATGACTTTGAGCGTAGAAACGGTGAGAACGTGCTTATTGGAAAGGACGGAGATGAAGAAAAGGTTATCCCTATTAATGTGTACAGTGGGGTTGACCCTGCTAGTTCTCTATCAACTCGCGCTGACTTCTTTGTCATTGCTACTATCGGTATTGATGCCGACAATAATAGGTATCTACTCGATTGCTTCCGTAAACGCATATCGCCTGCAGAACAGCCTGGTGAGATTGTTCGAATCTTTAAGAAATATAGACCAAAAAGAATGATGATAGAGACGGTTGGTTATCAAGAAGCTCTTAGGACTGCGACAAGAGAGCTTATGAAGGAAGATAATATATATATTCCAGGGCTTGAACGCGGTGTAAAGCCTAGAAACTCTAAGTCAGAGAGACTTTTATCTCTTGTACCTATGTTTGCAAGAGGGCTTTTTTACTTTAGACCCGAAGACATTATTGCTCAACAGGAGTTTTTATCCTATCCAAGGGGTAAACACGACGATATTATGGACGCTATATGGACAGGCTTGATTAAAGCTCGCCCCGCTAGAAGCTCTGAGCATATTGTAGAGGATGACAAAAGTGCAAAAAGCAATAAATTTCTTGACTGGCTTACTATGTAGGACATACATTACGACCTATGGCTCAACAAAAATATGATGAACTGACCGACAAAGAGATTGTACAGAAGGTAGAAGAGCTTTGGAGGTCTTACTCAAAGAATAGAGAGCATTGGGCCCAAAAGGCTCAGTCAGACAGAGAGTTTAGACTGGGTGTCCAATGGACTAAAGAGCAAGAAAAGACCCTTAGAGATAGAGGGCAGTCGCCAATTGTAGTAAATCGTATACATCCAGCCGTTGAAGCTGCGAAGTCTATGATAACTGCAAATCGACCTGCATTCAGGGTAGCTCCTAGAGAAGATTCAGATAATAAAGTGGCTCAGACCTTATCAGCGCTCCTTTCTTATATGTATGATATCTCGGATGGTAGGAATGTAATACGTGATATTGTTGATGATTACTATGTCACAGGTCTAGGGTATATACAAGTATACCAAGACCCTATGATGGATATGGGTAAAGGTGAAGTGTGTTTCCACAGTGTGGACCCTCTTGATGTTTATGTAGACCCTAATTCTAGGCATAGATTCTTTGATGACGCGGAAAATATTATAGTATCACGCCTTTTTACCCGTGACCAGGCTTTAAATTTATATCCCACATATAAAACTGCGATTGAGAATGCTCAGTCAGATGAATTGTCTGATAGGCCGACTTCAGACTTATATAGGGACGAAGACTCGCCTATATTCCCAGAAGACGTTCAAACTAAGACAAAGTCTAACTTTGGTACGGATGATGATTATGTAAGAGGGTACGAATGGTATACTAAGGAAATAGTCACGCGATATCGTATATTTGAGAAGTTTTCAGGCAAAGAGGACCTTTTAGAGGAACCTCAGTACAGAGAGTACTTAACTCAACCTGCTTATATTATAAACGGCCAGCCTATAGTTGATGTTGACCGAGCACAGCAATTAATACAGCAAATGCAACAACAGCAACAAATGCAGTACCAGCAAGAGATTCAGATGGCTGCTCAACAGGGTTTAACTCCTGAAGAGATTCCACAACCTCAACCACTATCAATCCAACAAATAACGTTTGCAGAATTAAAGCAGAACGGAATGATACAGGTAGCTGCTATACAGGTAAAGAGAGTACATATGTGTGTTGTTATGGGAGATACGAAGCTTTATTCTCGTATGCTACCTACCGAAAACTATCCAATTGTGCCTTTTTGCAATATACATACAAGAACTCCATATCCTCTTTCAGATATAAGTATGATTAAGAGTATGCAGCAGTATATCAACAAGACGCGTAGTCTCGTTATTGCTCACGCAACTACTTCTACTAATACCAAGATATTAATACCTGAAGGTAGTGTCAATATGAAGGACTTTGAAGAGAAGTGGGCCCAACCAGGTGTGGCTATTGCGGTTGATATGGATGCCGGGATGCCTATGCCAGTTCAGCCTGTACCTCTTCCTAATGAATTATATAAGAACGAAGCAGATGCAAAGAACGACATTGACCATCAATTAGGCTTATACGAGATGATGATGGGTAATTCTTCTGTTGCACCTCAGACATATAAGGCTACTATAGCTTTAGATGAGTTCGGACAACGAAAGATTAAGTCAAAACTAGCTGATATTGAGTCTGCCTTAACACGTGCAGGGCAAGTAGCTATACCTTTGATGCAGCAGTTATATACTACAGAGAAGATGTTTAGGATTGTTCAACCAAACAATTCTATGTCAGAGTATATGATTAATAAGAAGTTTTATGACGACAAGACCGAAGAAGTAAAGATACTAAACAATATCGCAGTTGGTAAATACGATGTAGTGGTTGTAGCAGGTTCTACCTTACCTACAAACCGTTACGCGGAACTTGAGTTCTATATGGATGCTTATTCAAAAGGCCTTATTGACAGAGAAGAAGTTCTTAAGAAAACAGAGGTCTTTGATGTTGAAGGCGTTATGGAAAGAACCGACACTATTGGTCAATTACAAGGTCAGTTGCAAGGAGCTCAGGAACAAATCAAGAAGATGCAAGGTGATTTACAATCACGCGATAGAGAGGCAGTTAATCTACGTAAGCGTATTGAAGTTGAGAAGTTTAAGACAGACCTCGATGGGGTTAGTAATAAAGCTAAAGCAGCAAGTACTGTTTTCGAGAAGAGATTAGATGATAACCTCGCTACTATAAAGACTGACATCCGTCGGTCAATCAAAGATGGCTCACCCTCTGCTGGTAGCAAAGAGGCAGCTAAAAGTAAAAAGGGCAATAAGTAATGGATGACGCAAATGTAATGGATACCCCTCAGCCAGCTAATCAAAATGACACTAGTAGTGCGTTTGAACCAGCACCAGTTGAGAGCTCCAACAATCAAGTATCTATTGACGATATTATATTAGGTAGTGTTGATGATTCAGCCTCCGCTTTTACAGGAACACCTGAACCAGAACAACCTCAAGAAACAATACCTACACCTCTAACTCCAGAAGCTCCCGTTTCTGATATTAAAAACGACGAAACTCGTTATCAATATTGGCAATCTAGAGCATCAAAACTAGAGAATGAAGTAGATGGTATGAGAGCACAGCAACAGCAAGCTGTTACACAGCCACCTGTTCAACCTGAGGCTCCAGTTCAAGAGGAATTTCCACCACCTCCTAGCAGACCCGAAAAACCTCGTAATTTTAGCAGAGAAGAAGCATACGCTGACTCTCAGTCTGAAAGCGCGAGATATCTAGATGATATTGATGAATGGCGTGATAGCTCTGGTGAGTATAACGAACTCAAACATCAGTATGATTTGGCTGTAATGCAAGAGAAGCTTGATGGAGAAGCTAAAATCCGTATCGACGCTACAAAACGTCGTGAGGCTCAAGTAGCTCAACACCGTCAAGTGAATGAAATATCTACGCACGTACAGTCGCAATATAATATGGGACAAGAGGAGAGTGAGAAGTTTATATCTCAGATGTCTTCCCCTGATTCCTTGACAATGGATAATTTGGTGCAATTGTGGAGATTCCAACAAGGACAGAATGTCCCTTCAAATGCGCCGGTACCTAATGCTCCTTCGCCTGCTTTTGAGCAGACACAAAGAGCACAACAAGTACCTTCGCCGATGGGAGTTCACCCTGGGTCGTCAACAGCGGCTCAAGGCTCTACGGAAGACCAAATTATGGATGGAATGATTGGGAACTTGCGAAGCAAGAATCCCTGGCAACAATAAAACTAATCTCTACTTGAAGGCCTTGTAGGCAGTTGATAGAGGGATAATTTACAAGAGGTAAGAAATGGCAACAGTATATAGTAATGTCGCTTCAGCTGCTGGTACAGGCACCGCTTCTTTAGACAATACACGCAGAGTCTTTAATTTTGGTGATAGAGTTGCGGAGCTTGCTCCTCAACAAAGTCCTTTCTTCGTATACCTTTCAAAGGTTGCAAAGAAAGCTACAAATGACCCTGTGTTTAAGTTTCTAGAGCAACGTCATCAATGGCAACGACGTAATTTTGAAATAACTAATGCAGCGTTTAATCCTGGTGCAGAAGCAATAGGTGTAGCTTTAGCTGCAGCTGAAGATTGTTTTATATCAGCAAAGTATGATGAGTATGGTAAAATATCTTCTGCTAATAAACACGCTAAGTTTGTTGTACCTGGTTCTGTAATAGCAATAGTCGCTGATAGTGGCACTGTTTTTAACTTTAAAGTTGATAATGCATCTACAGTTGAAGAAGCAGATGGTAATACAGCAGGTAAGACTATTAATCACGATACTGCACTTACTGGAGTTACCGGTATTTCAGGCGAGTGTTTAATTCCTTTACAAACTATTGCAGTAGGTGAAAACTTTTCAATTGGCAATAAAGGTCAAGTGATTGGTAGTGCTTGGGCTGAAGGTGCTGATGCTCCAATAGGTTGGGAAGACAAGTTATATGACCAAGAAGGATATTGCCAAATCTTTAAGACTGGTATGAGTATCTTTTCTGGAACTTCTCTAGCTACTGAGTATCGTGGTGTTAAGAATGAGTTTCAACGTATCTGGCAAGATAAGCTAATGGAACACAAGATGGACTTAGAGCAAGCATTCTTATTTGGTATCGGTGGAACTACTGCTGCTAATGAAAATGCTACAGGTGCTGCTGGATTTGCAAGAACTACTTGGGGTATATTACCTTACACTGAATCTTATGGTAAAGTGTATAATATGTCTTATGCTTCATCTGGTTATGATGCTTTCTTGGATGCAATGGAAGATTTCTTTGCTCCTGAGTCTGGCAATTCTGGTGATAAACTTGTACTAGCTTCTCGTAAGGTAATTTCTTACTTGAATAAGCTTGGCGCAGGTTCATTTATGAATAATACTGTGGGTTCTTCTCAGTATAAATTAGACGTTGCTACCGTTCCTGGTGCATATGGTCACTCAGTGACTATGGTAAACACAATATTTGGTAACCTACACTTTGTAGCTGAACCTCTATTGCGTGGTCCCTGGGAAGATTACTGTGTTTGTGTAGATATGGCTAACGTAGCGTATCGTCCACTAGCCGGTAATGGTATGAGCAGAGATACTATGATTGAGACAAATGTTCAAGATAACGGCGTTGATGGCAGACAAGATATGGTTCTGACTGAAGCTGGACTTGAAATTAGCCTTCCTGAAACTCACGCAATACTTAAATTCTCATAAAGGAGGTTAGATAAATGGCTATATTAGGAATAGGTAGCGCAGCAGCTTTAGTAGGTGCAGTAGTTACAGATGGAACAACCCACCCGTCTAACGTTGGTGTTTACGGTGAATGGCAAGTAGCAACAGAAGCTGGTATTTCGTATTTATATCACGCGGAGTTAGACCCTTCTGATACTGATGCTATGATAGTAAGCCCTGGCATTAAAGGAACCTGGGTTAACGGCAAGAAGATTGTAGTTGGAATGAATATTACAACTGCAGGTGCCAATGAGGCATCAGACTTTCACATTGAAGGTTCTGTAGATGGCAAAAATTGGGTAATAATTGGTTCTTCATTAGATGATGATATAGAGCCAGATGCAACAGGAGTACAGTTTTATACTGTTGAT